GCGAGCATTGTAAACAAAAGCAGTGACATTCATTGAAAAGTGGGATTGGTTTTGTCTTATTACTAATTAAAAATTTGATGATTAGCGTTTTAAAAAATTCTTATCGTGGTATTACAGAGACGAAATAGACAAATACGTGTGCAACTACACTTTCACAGTGTGGTGCGTTATAATTTTGTCAGGTTTTGCGCACATAGCATTGCCAATTATTTTGTTTTTATTGGCTTACGCGTTCGGTTTTGTCGTCAGACAATCGCAATTAAAGCGCAGGTATATGTTGGTATTACGTGAACGGAATGATTGTTTACCATCCATTCTTAAGAACACTCGTGATAGGCACGCTAGAATAATTTGTTCGTCGTGCTTGACTATAGCTGCTCTTTATGCTATATGTCGCGTTCATGCCGCTTGGAAGAAAATAAAGCCAGCTCAGGGTTCGCTTGAGCCTAAGAGTGAGGAAGATGTGAACGAACGTGACGCTGAATCTAATGTTTGGGCCACTGTGGCTCGAAAATTTTTGCCCGTCACGCATGCCAGCAAGTCTACTGTCCATGAAAATTTGGAAAGTAAGATCAAGAAGTGCTTGTTGTATGCTAGCGTGAAGGGACAGCACGAAACAATGATGGCTAACGTTCTTATGGTCAAATCCGACGTTTTAATTCTGCCAGATCATTATTTTGACCGTGATGACACTTTGGAAGTAACATGTCGAAAGGAAAATGCAGATTGTATAGGGGGCAAATTCACTACGCGTTTGTGCAAGTCTTCGTCTATTTTGGTGCCTGGCACTGATTTGCGCGTTTGTTACACAGGCAGTGGCGGGTCTTACCCTGACATTCGACAATTTTTTCCTATTGGTCGAATTTGCGATCATCCATTTCGAGTGTACTGGCGTAAGAGAAGTGGTGACATGTTGCAAGGTGTAGGTTTTGCGAAAGCTTGTCACACTTCAAATGGAGCAAAAGAATTTGATGGTGGAGAATATGTAAGATTATCCATAAACACTTTTGGTGGTATGTGTGGTGCTATACTTTTATCGGACACCAAAGCACCATGCATAACGGGACTTCACCTGGGTGGAGAAGCCGGTGCGCCTCGTGGCTGTTTTGGGACATTGACTGTAGATCAACTTGACTCGGCAATAGCTTCATTGTCACGATTGGATGGTGTTTTACTTACGGGCAGTGGAGAAAAATTTGAACCCCAGGCTTTTGGGCTAGAGGTTCTTACAAACGCTCCACTGCACAAGAAGAGTCCATTGAATTATTTGCCTGAGGATTCACAATTTGAATATTATGGTTCTTGTTTAGGTGGTGGTTCTTCTCGGTCTGATGTGAGACAAACACCCATTTCTGAGCATGTATCTGTGGTTTGTGAATCACCAAACATTTGGGGTGCACCGAAGATGAAACCTGAGTGGTTTGGATGGCAAACTTGTTTGGCAAATGCGAGTGTGCCTGGGAAAAATTATCCACATTCATTGTTGTCCATTGCTGTGAGGGATTACAAACAACCGTTGATAATTTTAGCTAAACAAAAGTTGTGGCGAGCGACACCATTGAATGATTTTGATAATTTGAATGGCATACCAGGGTGTAAGTTCATTGATTCAATTAATTTGAACACATCCATGGGATTTCCTTTGACTGGACCAAAGAGGAAATACGTCATTGAACACGAGTCTACACTTGAACGACCTTTGAATCGTGAATTTACTGATGAAGTTAAAAACGAGATAGAACGGGTGCTGTCTTATTACAAACGTGGCGAACGCGCTTACACAATTGCCAAGGCGTGTAAGAAGGATGAAATATTGCCGATAGCCAAAGAGAAATGTCGCATATTTTATGGAAATCCGATTGCCTTAACTTTCTTGATACGACGATACTTCTTACCTGTAATTCGTTTCTTGCAGATGAATCCATTATTATCAGAGTGTGCTGTCGGCATAAATTCACATGGGCCTGAGTGGCATGAATTTTACACACATGTTATGAAAAATGGTCCTCAGAGATTGTTTGGTGGTGATTATGGCAAGTATGATCAAAAATTACCGAGTCAATTGTTGAAGGCGGCGTTGCGTATTTTGATTGATTTGTCTGGTGCGATGGGGTATAGCGCCTGTGATCAGAACATTATGGCAGCTATGTGCGGTGATATCGTATATTCACTAGTTGCCGTGAATGGCGATTTGATAGGTTTGATCAGTGGAACTCATATATCTGGAAATTCATTAACTGTTGTGTTAAACGGCATAGCAGGTAGTTTAAATTTGCGTGCATTCTTTTATTCAGTTTATGATGAGAGTCATGAATTTCGGAGTGCTGCAAGCATGATGACTTATGGTGATGACAACATTGGAACAGTGAGTGTGGAGTACCCGAAGTTCAATATTCGCGATTGCTCTAAGTTTTTGGCAACGTACGGTCAAACGTACACAATGCCAGATAAGGAGAGTGAATTAACCGAATATTTATCACCTAACCAGTTTGAATTTTTGAAACGCACTAGTGTGTATCATGGTGAATTGGGAGTGCATGTGGGTGCCTTGCTTGACAAGAGCATATTTAAGTCACTACATTGTTACATGCGGCCGAAAGGTTGTGAGTTGTCACCAAAAGAGGCTTGTGCGATTAACATTGATGGAGCTTTACGTGAGTGGTTTAATCATGGTGAGGAAGTATACGAAAAACGCAGACAACAGATGAAGGACGTTGCTTCACGATCTGAATTAACACACATGTGTGAGAATTTGGAAGTCTCATACAATGATATGGTCGAGATATGGCGCGAAAAGTACGGAAAATTCGTTAAACAATCTGGAAGCGAATGGGAAGATGGCAATTTATTCACTAAAGCTTTGTGCGATTTCTCGTTGCGACTGGTTGCTATGGAGACGATGATAGCATGTTCAACTATAGGTGAAGTTGATCTCGTATTTCAAACAACAGTGGATGGGACAAACCATTTAGTGCTGGTAGAAATAAAGGAGAGTATTTTACCAGGCGTGAAGTGCAAAGGAAAACGACAGTTGCGAAATATGCTACACGGTTTTGAGGTGATAAATTCGGATGTGGCATATTTGGGAGTGCTTCTCACACCACGTGGTTATACAGTAGTGGGCACGTCTGGATCAATTGGTAATTGGCT